AATTTGTCCCAGTAGCTCAATTGGATAGAGCATCCCCCTCCTAAGGGGAAGGTTGTGAGTTCGAACCTCGCCTGGGACGCCAGTAAAATCAAGGGTTGCAGCGTTTTAGAGCTCTCTCGCTACAGACCTCATGGGTGCAGGGCGGGTGCAAATGAGCACCGTTGCACCCATCACGCGGTCAGGCTGTCGCGGATCTTGAGCACGGTGGTGGTCGAGCAATCGGCGTGCCGTGCGGTGGCTCGAATCCCCAGGCCAGCGGTCAGCAGCTCCCGGACGCGCTTGTGCAGATCAGCGTCAACCGGCCTTCCTTTATATGCACCTTTCTCCTTCGCCTTGGCGATGCCTTGCGCCTGGCGTTCACGGCGCTGCTCGTAATCCTTGCGGGCAATCGCGGCCATCATGTCCACCAACATCGAGTTGATAGCGGCCAGCATCCGGCCGGTGAACTCGTCGCCCTTGGTGTCGGCAATGCCTTGGTGGCTGGTCGGCAGATCGAGCGCGACGATTCGCAGCCCCTTGGAGTCAATCGCGGTCTTCAGCTTCTGCCAATCTTCGGCCGGCAGGCGGGAGAGGCGATCGATCGATTCGACCAGGAGCACGTCACCCTTCTTGGCGTCCTTCAGCAGGCGCAGCAGCTCGGGGCGGTCGGCCTTGGCGCCGCTCTCGTTCTCCAGGTACTCACTCGCGATGTGCTGGCCGTGATTGGCGGCGAATTGCTCCAGGGCGGCACGGGCGCGGCTGGCGTCCTGCTCACTGGTTGAAGCGCGAAGGTAGGCACGGACGAACATGGTTGATCTCCCTGTGTTGCATTTAAGGTGCTCACTTAATAGTGTTGCACTTTAGACGTACCACAAAAGGAAATAAAGCCCTTTTTGTTCGTATTTGCCCGTATTAGCTCAGCTATACCGAAAGTGAACAGGTGCGCTCGTGTGTCATTCACCTGGCCCCCGGGTTGGGCATCAGTTGCCGAGTGGCCCCCACGCGGCAACTAGATAGATTAGTGCCGAGTGGGGTCTATCTCTGTCGGCATCTGCCGAGTGGGGGGAGCTTCGGGCACCGCTATTGTCATCCGGTGGCCTATTCGTTAGCAGCGAGCGCAGGGGTCGTAGCGGTCTGGCGAATGCCCTCGACGCTGGTGTCCCAGGTGTCACCGTAGAAGTCGCCCTCGTGGTTCACGCCAAGCACGTAATAAACCCCGTTCCCGCCTGCCGGGTCGCGCTTCATCTCGTTGAAGTAAACCTTGTCGAAAGCAAAGTTTCGGGTCTTCGCCTGAATATCTATGTCATCCCCTGGCGCGATGTTTGGGTTCAGCTTTGTTTTCACCGCCACGCCTTTGACCATGATCTGTGGCGATCCAACCATTCCGTTCGCTGCAGATATGACGTGCGGCGGCGCGTTTCGCCTTGCAAGCGTACCGTCCGGGCGTTTTCGGATGATGGTCAGCCGATTGGCGCCCAAGTACCAAACGAACCCGTGAAGCTCGGCCATCTCGTTCATACAATCGATCGAGGCTCGACACATGCTGCGCCCCTTCAGCGCCCGCGGCAGGTCGGAGAAGTCGCCAATGAACTCGACCGGCAACAGCAGCGACTCGGCAACTTCGCGGATGATGTCGATCTGCGGCGTGTTAGCGCCCCAGGACTTACTAACGAACGCTGAGGCTTGAGCCTCCCCGGTCGGGCGTGCGTAAAACTTGATGTAGGTATCCACGCCATCACGGCCTGTTTCCAGGTTGATGATGTTTCCGCGAAAGATCATCCCCGGCTTTTCGCCGTAGCCAGCGGCCAGGCTGATGCCATCGAACTTGTTGTATATCGCTTCGCGTGTTCCAGGTGACGTGCCGTAGAGAGTGATTTCGGCCAGGCTGCCCGAATTGCCCGCCAGCGCGTTGACGCTGAACCGAATCTGCATCGGCGGCTCATAAACCAGCTCGTCGTCACCCTCCTTAAGGGTCAGCCGGTAGTTGCGCCCGAGCAATCTAGGCATGGTCAGCGCCTCGCTCGTTCCATTGCAGATATGCGGCCTTCAGCGCCTCGGCAGGGGTCATGCCCTCGGGTGCGCCTGACTCCTTCAGCTCGTCGATTTTCACTTCCAGCCAGCCGATCAGATTCGGGCGCGTACAGGGCGCGAGGTCTTCCAGTTGGTGCGAAACCTTGAGCACGTTGAACTGGCGGTAAGACTCCAGCAGCGCTGCGCCGGTCTGCTCAACCTTGGCTAGAGAAAGCGCCAGATTGTAGACGGTAGAGATATCGTGCTCGATGACGGCTTCAATTTGTTCAAGCGTCGGGGTCATGGGTCTATTCCTATTCGACATGGCTCGGGATTTCGTCGCGCCCAATCTGCACGGCGTTGTTAAGTTCCTTACGGGCAACCCTGGTCATGGCTTGCTCGAATGCTGCAGGGTCGTTCATGCCCTGTACGCTGATGGTGTAGTAGCTGTTGCCGCCGCCCTTGCTGGCAGCGCCCATGATCGACGGGACGTAGGCTTGCGTTTCGCCAGGCATTGCAGAGAGCCAGTTGGCGCCGTGGCTGGCGACGGCATTCTTCACCGCGCCAGGGCCTGCGTTGTATGCCGCAAGCGCCTTCTGCGTATCGCCGTCGAACTCCTTTAGCATTGCGGCGAAGTAGTCCCGACCGAAGCGCAGATACTCCTCGCGCGAATCGTTCGCCAGCGGACGGACGCCGTAGCCAGGGTCGCGGCCGGTGGCCGGCATAACCTGCGTCACGCCACGAGCGCCCTTTGGCGAGCTGAGCAACATGCTTCCGTCACCATAATGTCGGCCGCCCGATTCCTGCTGGATCAGGGCGTTGAAGATGGCATCGGTAGATAGCGGGCCAGACGGCGATTGCGCGTTGTCACCGAAGTAGCGGTTGTACAAGCGCATAACCGGGGAGTTCATCACTCCGGCAACCGCTGGATGGTATTGCAGCGCCCCCCATACCTCGCCGCCGAAGGCTCTAGCGTTTGGGTTTGCCGCTAGGGCGTCCGCCTTCTCGCCAAGGGTGCCAGGCCCCATGATGATGCCAACGGTGTCGGCTATCCCTTTCTTGTGCTCGCCTATCCAGCCGGTTAGCGCTTCGATCCAGTCCGCCATGCGCGGCAGGAGATGGCCGGCAACCATGTCCTTGAGGTTGGCCGTCTGCTGGCTTAGCTCCGTCATAGCGTCAAGGTAGGCCGCAGAGTTATCCATCAGTTGCTGGTCGGCGATGCCCAGTTCATTTGCCCGGGCGTAGTCAGCCTTGGTGCGCTGATAGTTGGTCATCACTCCAACTTGCGCAGTCCCGGAGAACCCGAGCGCATCGAGAACCCTGCGTTGCAGATCCTTGTCTCCGATGCCGCTAGCGCCGCGCATCAGGTGATCGAGCGCGGCCTCGTTTGTCATCGATGAGATGGCATACAGGTCTAGGCCCGGCGCCTCGTGCGCCCAGGCTGGTAGCTCGCCTCGGCGTGCTTGGGTGCGCAGCTTTTCGACGTTTCCGAACATGGCCATCATGTCGGATTCAGGGTTCGCGCTGCCGGCCTTCGCCAGAGCGAACGCGAGTTCCTGCGCCCGCTTAATGCTTACGCCTGCGGCCTCTGCCCACTTCCCCAGTCCGTCCCGGCTCTTCGCCACGTCAGCGGACATTTTTGCCAGGCCGACGCCAGCACCCACAAGCGCGGTGCCAATAGCGGCGCCAACTGTCAGGGCGGTGGTGCGCAGGTTTGTGAACTGGGTGTTGGCTTCTCTAAAGCCCTTGGCGTCTAACTCTAATCCGAGTTTGACCAGAAGGTCGTCTACAGCCTCTGCCATGATCTATCCCTCGTGCCGGAGCCTTACAGCTCCATCTGGCGAATGATGACGGCAGGGTCAGTGCCGCGTTGTAGGGCGCGCTGTGCGTCTCGCTTCATCGTGTCGATGGCTTCGTTTTCGAACTTCTCCGCCATCCGGCACGCCTTCTTCACGATCAAAACGGCGAGTTCGCGGGGAAACGGGATCTGCTCTGGCTTTGGGCGTCCGTAGGTAATCGACACTGGCTCACGCTCCGCTATGAATTTGGTTTGCCTGCCACCGGCCAGGAGGCGTGCCGCGCAGGCTCTCGGGGTTTTCTGTGACTTGGGGCACTAGCCGAGTGATCCCCTTCTCGCGTTACTTGCAGCCGAAACGAAGGTCAGGCGCTGCGGCGGGCTCCTGGTGGGCTTGATGGCCGTCCTTCCAGGCGTTCGCGGTGCGCTGCTGTTTGGCTTTGAATGCGGCGTCCAGGGTGCTCTGAGCATCCCCGGCAAAGACTGGCTTGAACTCTCGCGCCTGCTGCTCGGCCTCTGCGCGCTTGCGGCTTTCGGCCAGCTTCTCGTCCTCGGTTTTCTCGTCAGAATCGCGCCAGGCGTTGCTGAGGCGATCCATGCGGGACTGGTAGGCGGCGTCGGAAGTTGCGCGGGTGTCGGTTGCCTTCTTGCTGTCGATGTAGGCGTCCACCTCTTCGGCCAGGCTGTCGGCGCGCTCTTCCAGCATTGCCACGTAACCGTCGCTGGTTTCGCCTGCATTGGCAGCGCTGGCCAGGTCGGCTTTCATCTGGTCGAACTTGGCACGCAGTACGTCCGCCACCCGGTCGCGTGGCTCTACCTGGTCTTGGTCCTTCCAGGCATTCGACTGGCGATCCATGTAGGCCCGATAGGCGTCCTTTTCGGTTTCGGCGTAGCTGTCGAGACGGGCCTCGGCGCGATCGATGCCGGCACGGATGGCGGCGAGGTTGGTTTCGGTGTTCATTGGGTCAGTCCTCAACGATGTATGTGATCGACTGACGCAGCGCGCCACTGTCGATAAGGGGTTTGCTTGAGCCTTTGCGGGCGACGGTGGACGGGGCGTTGGCTGGGTCGATACCTGCCGCAATGGCCTCTTGGCTCACCGATGCCGCCTTGGCGCCGATCTGGCTCATCATCTGATGCATGGTCAGTTCGCCGCGGACTACCTTCGGGATCAGGGCGCGCCAGATAGCTCGGAAGTCCTCGACGTTTTGCCGTAGTGGCACACGCAGGAAAGATCGCTCGGGCACCACGCCATCGGCTGAGCCGAACTCTTGAACGGCTGCGATCACCGCAATGGGTGCGCCGTCCTCATAGCTCCCGGTGCCGGCCGGAACGCCAACCAGGACGCTCCGGTTTTTCTCGAAGCTCTCGCGGATCTGGCGCAGGCGGTTGCCCAGGCGGTCGCCACCAGACACCGACGTCTGCAGCTTCACGCGGCGCCCTTCAGCGAGACGTCAACGTCTACGCCCTGGTGTTCAAACTGGCAGTCAGCCATGACCAGCGTTGCGCGGGATGCGGCCGATTCGTTGAGCTGCTTTCCGGCACGCTCCATCGGCCAGGCGATTGCCTTAAGCGATGCGCTCAGCGGGGAACCCATCATTGGCAGGGGGGCATCCACTTCGCCGGCCAGGGTGCGGGCCTGGTTGGTTAGGTTGATCGCCTTGGCGCGCACGTCGCCGTAGTTGTTCAGCTCCGCCTGCAGCTTCTGCCACAGCGCGACGGCGGCGGCAGCGGACTTGCCGGCAGCCTTCATCAGTTCGGCGTGCTGCTCGATCATCTGCTCGATCTGCGGACCAACCTCGACGCGCTTCGCCTCGGGAATCATCGCCGTCAGGGTGTCGTGCTCGATGCGCAGGCGCTTGGCGCGGCGCTCGGCGGCGGCCTGGTCAGCCTCTACCTGGTCAACATTGGCGCCGGTGACGATGGCCTGAGCCAGCAGCGCGTCATGGTCGATTGTTGCCAGTTCGGCCTGTTCCTTGGTGATTTCTGCCAAGCGTGCGTTGATTTGAGCGAGTGTCTTAGTCATGGGGAATTACCTTTGATGCGAGTTGAGAGACGGCCCAGGGCGGGCAGTCCAGGGTTAAAGCGATGAACTCGGGGAGCTGGTCCTGCAGCAGCCAGCCGGCGTCATAGGCAAGGCGCAGATCCTCGACGGCTAGCGCCTGGTGATCCGTGCGGTACTGCTCCCAAGTGACGCGGCCCTGATACCGGCGCAGTGCGCTAAGCGCGGCGTCTTGGCCGGGGGTCATTTGGAAGCGGTCGGGGCGGGCGGCTTCCAGAGCCTGCACACGCCTTGCAAGGTCACGACTTGCCATTGGGCTGCTCTCCGTAGAAGGGGGCGACTCGTCGGGCTTTCTCGTCGTCTGGCAGCGCGTAGAAGGCGGCCAGGTTGTCGGCGTACTTGTGATGGGCCTTGCGCTGCTCCAAGGCGTCGATGCGCTTCTCGAATTCGCGTTTCATGCTTTGGCCTCCAGCGCTTCAAGGCGGCGGCTCAGCTCGTCGAGTTCGGTGATCTTCGCCACGCTGGCGAGGGCTTCGATCAGGGTGCGGCCTTGGTCGGGGGGAATGTCGCCGGCTGCGATGGCGGCCATGATGCTGCGGGCCTGCTCGGTCGGCGTGCTGCCGCTGAAGTCGAACTGAATCGGTTCCGAGACGGGTTTGATGGCCGGCACCATCCGTTCCAGGATCAGCCGGCAGGCCTGCATATCGCCTTCTTTCGCCTTCGCCATCACGACTTTGATAACGGCGTCAGATCCAGTCGCTAGCTTGGTGCGCAGCTTTGCCGTTTGGCTTGAGCGTCCGCCGGGGTTGCCCGACTGCCCAGGCTTCCAGCGGCCTCCTGTTTTGCGCTCTGCTGCGTTTTCAGGCTGCTTCAATGGTGATGCCCTCGCCGCGTGGGAAAAGCGTCTCAGCGAGCCGCTGCGCTCGCTGGCGGGCTTCCTCGTCGCTATCGCCAGACAGGACGGCAAGCGTTCGGCTTTGGTGTTTCAACCGGACGTGGAAAAGGGGGCTGCCGATCATGGCGCGGTGCAGGACGTGGCCACGCTCGATGGGGCGGAGCATCACGCGGCCACCTTTGCGGATGGCTCAGCAATCAACGTGTAAGTGGCTACACGCGGGTGTTTGAAGCCTTGGGCATCCACCAGATCAGCGAGCCGGGTATGGATCACGTAGCCAGCGGCGCGCAGGTCAGCGATTCGCGCACCTGGTCGGCAGATATTCAGCTCGGCGGTGATCTCGAAGCTGTTGATTGAATCAATGCGCAGCCGCTCCGCCAGCCGCCGACATTGGGCTGATGCGCTTACATCACGCAGATCGGAGCGGCGCGAGGTCATGCGGCGACGGCCTCCACCGGAAGCGGGCGCTTCTCTGCCAGGGCGATCAGCAGCGCGGTTGCTTGGACGTTGCCCTGGTCGGCAGCAGAGCGCAGGCGCTCGTAGTACCGGGCAACCTCGGAAGTGGTCGGGCGGTGCTGGCGTCCTCGGGTCTTGGTGGCTTCTTTCATCGGTGCGGCCTCATGTAAACAAACACGACACGTCGTCTTGCTTTACATATATTAGACCGAATAAAACCTAATGCAAGCTTTTACTGTCTGCGCATCCAGTAGTTTTTAGGTGTGCTTCAGGTGCAACAGATCGGAGGCGCCATCCAGGGCGATGCGGCGTGGCTTTCAGGCTGTGAAACGAAGGGCAGCCGTTGCACTAAATAGCGATCAGGCAAAGTGATACGCCTGGCGGGCTGTCGGCGCACCTGCTCCGGCCTGCTGTCAGGGCGAGTGAGCAGTTTTGGTCTCACTGAGACGGTTCGGTCTCGGTGGGAATATCCCCAGAGCTGGGGATATCCCCCTACCTTGATAGCGGGAAACCCCGGTCTTGATCGAGGGAAACCGCCGATTTGGTCCGAGTCGGACAGGTTGGTCTGTCTCAGCACTTAGGATCGAGATAGAGTTGCTGGCGATTTGCTACATTGGGCTTTTTTGACAGGGACAGTTAAAGATGAAGGGCTTTTATTTAGGCTGCTTTGTGTGGTTGCTTGCTGTGAACGCTGACGCCTCCTCGGAGCCCACGACCATCAGCTCAAATTGGCGCCACGTCATCCATTCTGACCCGATTGACGACTCTGTCAGCTGTGCGGTAACGGCTGGAGCGGTTGGCGAAGAATATCCACCTGCGATTATTTACTCGCAGGACGCCTCTGGGGGCTACGTAACGGCGATAGGCGAGAAGCATCCAGGCCGGGAGGTCGCTTTCCGGGTGGACCGTCATCCGCCAGTGTCCGGGGAGGAGGGAGTAGTTGGTCCAGGTTATAACCAACTCTATGGCCAGATTATGGAAGGCGGAAAAACGCTTACCTACAAAGTGATCGAATGGCCGTCAGGGTTGCCAAGATATATGCGGATAGATCTGAGCGGGGCAGCCGATCATATTTTGTTTTACGTGTTAGCCGTTAACGGGGCCCCGAGGTGATCGATGTCTAGCGGGCCGTTAGATGGTGGCGGGGCGGCTCCACCGTGGTGCTCGCCACTCTGGAAACCCAGCGATAACCCAGCCGGTTTGCGCTGGGTTCCTGGTGCTCGATTCTGAATGGTGAGGGGTGCTTACTGATGCTCGTGACGGCCATCAAAGCCCATATCATCGAGCACTCGCTCAGTTTCTCTGATAGCCGCGTAGTTACGCCTAAGGACAGTCTGAAAAAGACTTTCTGATTTTGGCAAAATAGCCGAACGCCACCCACC